GTAGCGGTCACGGAGTTGGAAAGACCGCCTTTTGCTCTTGGTGCGCTTTGCACTTTTTGTTGTTCCGCGATGACGTGAAAGTGATTGTAACGTCACCCAGTTTAAAACAGCTAACAGACGGCTTGATCCCAGAGATACAAAAATGGGTGAACCGTTTGCCAAAGTGGATGTCGATGCAGCTTGACATTACTAGCGAGCGATTGACGAGGAAGCCGAACAACAAGAACAATTTTGTTAGCTTTCGCACCGCGAGGAAAGAAAACCCGGAGGCGTTGGCTGGTGTTCACGCACAATCTGTTCTGATTATTGTAGACGAGGCAAGCGGTGTCGATGAAGTGGTGTACGAGACAGGCCAAGGAGCGTTGTCTACAGTAGGTGCAATCGCGGTGTTGATTGGAAACCCGACGAAGCCAAGCGGGTTCTTTTACAAGACGCATAATGAATTGTCTGACCTGTGGCGCACGCGGCGGGTCTCTTGCATGGAGAGCAGCCGTGTCAGCGAAGATTACATCAAATCCCAAGAACGAACATATGGACGAGACAGCCGAGAGTTCAAAGTTCGCGTCATGGGTGACTTTCCTGACAGTGGTGCGGACGCCGTTATCCCACGCAGCTATGTCGAAAGCGCACAAGGAAGAGATATTGAACCTAATCGGAATGGTCGCGTGTGGGGTCTTGACCCCGGACGAGGGGGCGACCCTAGCGGTTTCATTGATCGAACGGACAATGCTATCCTCGACATCGCGGAAGTGCGGGTTGACGATGTCATGCGGCTCACAGGATGGGTAGTGAATAGATGGAATACGACGCCACAGAGTCAAAGGCCCCACTCAGTTTTTGTGGACGCGATTGGGCTTGGTGCCGGGATTGCGGACAGATTAGCAGAGCTTGGGTTGCCAGTCGTTGCAGTCAATGTGGCCGAAGTAGCCTCTATGTCGGATCGCTACGTGAGATTAAGAGACGAATTGTGGTTCGAGACGCGGCACTGGTTCGAGACGATGGACGTGACAATCCCCACCAGGGGGGACAAGCCGCTAGTGGAGAAGCTGACACATGAGTTAGCGTCCGTTGAGAGCGAGTATATGTCGAATGGCAAGTTGCAGGTCGAGAGCAAGGAAAAGATGCGGCGGCGTGGCGTTAAATCGCCAAACTTGGCTGATGCTCTGTGTTTGACGTTTGCTGGGGGTGGCGCTGTTAGCAGCGGCCTTGGCGGTAACGACTGGACGCGGATAGATGTCAGTAGCTACAAAGCGCCGAATATTTTTTAATTGACAGAGCATTTATCATGTGCTACTGTGGGAGCGCTCGCATAGTCGAGTGGATCGTTACCTCCCCACCTGAGCCGACTCCCCCTTAGTGGGGAGTCGGTTTACTAGAAAGGGACAAGATGAAATCTCACACAAAAGCCAAAAGCTTTCAAGACCGGATGTCGCATCGAGGCAGCGGCATGGCGGTTGGAGAAATGCGCAAGGGCGGTAAAGCTGGGATGTCTGCCGGTGAGAAGGCGGTCGGCTTGAGCAAAAAGCGTCAGGACATGGTTCCTCCTAAGTACAAAAATTGCCAGTCGAAAGATGGCAATGGCGGGAATGGGGGTTACTGATGGCGTGTAAAGGCGGGTATAAGCGAAAAGGCAAAGGCAAGAAAAAGTAATGGCGCGCAGGGGGCTATATGCTAACATTCACTCCAAGCGCCGCCGCATTAAGGCTGGCAGCGGCGAGCGGATGCGCAAGCCTGGCTCTAAAGGCGCTCCAACTTCAAGCGACTTCAAAAAGTCAGCAAAAACAGCAAAGAAACGCAAATGAGTAAGGAACGTCCAGCCGCTATTTTGCGTTATTTCGACAGCGCGCACTTGCCGAAAAAGCTACAAGATGTAGTTGGACCGTTTCGTATCATGGCGGAACACTTGGACGCTAATTTGCCCGATGGTGCAGAAAAATCCGCTGGGCTTAGGAAGCTGCTAGAAGCAAAAGATTGCTTTGTGCGGGCAGCACTGGAGGACAAATGACCATTCGCGGCGTAAAAAACCCACTCCCCACCAAAGGGGGCAGCCCTACCGGCATTTTTTCTACCCGAGGGAGCCAGAAAAACGACCCTGTTGGGGCTGGTTTTCGGCCCGAGTTGACCGCTAAATCGCTGGACAAGCCGCGCAAAGGGCCGGTAAAACGCGACAATAAGCTGAAAGGCTCGTAAGATGCGCAAAAAAGGCAAATATACCAAGTCGATGGCCGAACCCAAAATGGCAGGTGCGCCTTACGGGCAGTCTAATAAAGGCTGGGACGCTCGTCAGAACATGATGAAAGAAATGATGGAAATGGAGCCCCGCCAACGCCCTAAAGCTGGGTATGTAGGCGCTGCACCGGACCCGCAAATGAAGCGACCGCGCTCTACATGAGGCAAAAATGGCCAATGAATTTGGTGTAACTCTCGACGAAGTTACTAATGAGCTTGCTTACGTTGTTGAGCAAGCTCATAATTTTATCTCGTCAGAGTATATGCAAGAGTGGGAAAGCGCCGAGGCTTATTTCGCCGGGCGAACCGACATTGCAGCGGAGCGCGGGCGTTCCAGCATTGTAAAGACAGAGACGCGCGACGCAGTCCGGTCTCTCATGCCCAACATTATGAGAGTGCTACTTCATTCTCGCAAGCCCGTTGAATACGTACCAACCAGCATCCAAAGCGCCGCGTTTGCAGAGCAGCAAGCGGTTTGGGCGTTTCAGACGTTTATGGCAAATGATGGGTACATGCAGCTTTACAGCGCAGTCCACGAAGGATTGAAGCTTAAAGCTGGGCCGATCAAGTGCTATTGGGTAGAAGACCCGGAACCGGAGCACTTCAAAGTCACTGGTATCACCGCTGCGGAAGTCATGGAGTACCAGCAACAGCCGGATGTTGAAGTCGAAGAGGTTGATGAAGAAGAAGACCCCATCAGTGGGGAGATCACCTACGATCTGACGGCTACGAGGTATTACACAAACGGCAAAATCCACATTGAGGCTTTTCCGATCTACGAGTTTTTTGTAGAGCGCGGTTCTGGCTACAATCTCGAAAACTCGGTTCATGGACACCGCCGGTCTGTGACGGTTGCTGAGGCAATCGAAATGGGTCTTGAATACGACAATTGGCGTGAGCTTGACGATGATGACCCAGAAGAAAACGATGCTGCTACACTCGTGGCACAAAGGCGTGGTCATGTAGTAGACAAAGACGAGCAAGAAGTAGACTTGATGAACGTCGAGTTTCTTCTGACGGAGACCTATTGCAAATATGACATGGACGGTGACGGCGTTCCTGAGAAATATGTTTTCTATTTCGGCGGATCATCTTATCGCTACTTGCATCACGAACGAGTCGAAGACTTTTGCATTGACCTTGTGCAGCCTGACCCAATGCCATTCCAGCCCATTGGGCGGTCAGTCCCAGAGCTTACCAAGCAAAGTCAAGACACAGAAACCATGCTGCTTAGGTCGGTCATTGACAACGCAGCGATGGCCAATAACCCGCGCATCGCGGGAGACCCGACAAGGACCAACTTTGAAGACCTAATGAACAATGCCATTGGTGCCCCTATTCGCACCAAAGGCCGTCCAGAGTTGTCACCAATTGACACCCCGTTTACTGCGGGTAACTTGCTTCCTGTTCTGCAATATCTTGAGCAAGACGCTCAAATGCGGGTAGGAGTGACAAAAGCTGCGTATGGACTAGACCCTGACGCTATGCAGTCAACGGACAAAGACGCTGTGCGCAATACTATTCAGTTGAGCCAAGGCCAAACTGAATTGATGGCGCGGAACATCATTGAAACGGGCCTAATCCCGTTGTTCCGAAAAGTGCTGCGCCTCGGTATGCGCCACATGGACCGCTTGCAAATGGTCCGTATTCGTGACGTGCTGGTTCCTGTCGATATTAGCCGCTTTGACCCGGCTATGGTAGCGGAGCCTACTGTCGGAATTGGCACCGCTTCTGTGGATCAGAAACAGGCGACCCTGATGATGATTTATCAGGAGCAGCAAAAATATCTGATGTCGATGGGTATGGACAACCCGTTTGTGTCGTTGAGCCAGATTTACCACACGATTCAAGACCTAGTTGAACTAGGCGGTATTAAAAACGTGGGACGCTATTTCAACTTCATCGGGCGTGAGGAAGAAGCCTTTATCACTGAGCAAATGAACCGTGCAAACGCAGAAAGAATGGAGCGGGAGCAGCAAATGATGCCGATTGATCCTGGCCGGTCGCTGCTTATGACAGAGAGCATGAAATCTCGTGTCAATGGTATGCGGATGCTGACAGAGGCTCGTGTTGAAGAAATGAAGATTATGAAAGACGCTCTTGTTGAGGCAGAGCGTGCCGATCTTCGACGTGACGAACTCGCCCAACAACGTGTAATAGAACTCGCAAAGATAGGACAGAGTGCCCAAAATGAGTCAATCAGACGAGAACAGCAATCCAACGAGCGCCCAGTCTTTACGCCTGACAGACCCAGAACTTCAGAGGTCGGCTGAACGACTCCACACTAGTGGAGACTTAAAAAAAGTATTGACGTGGATGGTAAATGAGTATATAAGCGTTCTACGGCAGTCCTATCCCGACGAAGTAAAACTCAGGGAAGAACTGTATCACAAAATCGCGTCCTTAGACGACCTACAACGTTGGGTAGAAACCTATGGCAAACGACCAAAAAAGTGACACCGGGGCAACGTCGGTAGACGACATTGCCGCTATGATCGTCTCTAAGCCTGTTGAGAGCGAAGAGGTTGTCGAAGACGAACTCCCCACCGATGGGGAGATTGACGACACATCAGATGATGAAGTCGATGAATCATCGGAAGACGAGGCAGAGACCTCGGATATTGAGGACGAAACAGCAGAAGGCGACGACGACCAGCCTGACGATGACGAGGAAGTTGACGAGGAACCTGAATACCTCGACATCAGCGACGACGATCTAATCACCGTTGTTGTTGACGGGCAGGAACAGGAAATCTCCATTGGCGACCTCAAGAAAGTCCATTCACTAGGCGGCGCTACAGAAAAGCGTCTCCAAGAAGCAACTGAGACACGTAAAGCGGCACATGCCGAGCGTACTCAAATGCTTGAAGCACTGGCGGAACAAGAACGAGTTTTGTCTCAAGCCCTGACGGACTTGGACGACAATGTGTTCCAACCTGTCATTAGCGCGCCACCCGCAGAACTGCGACAAACTAACCCGGATCAATACCTGCGCCACCAAGAAGCATACACCGCTGACCAACAGCGGATTGCTTCTGCAAAAGAGGCGGTGCAGAAAAAGGTCGAGGCTATCCAAGGTCAACGGCAAGAGCGGCTGAAAGCTTATGCTGAACAAGCCGGTCAGCTTATTGTCCAAGAAATTCCTGAGCTTGCAGACGAAAAACAGGCCCCAGAAATGCTCGGGCGGTTGACCGACACAGCCAAAAGCTACGGGTACACGGATCAAGAAATCCAATCGGCTCTTGATCCTCGCATGTTTATGCTCGTTCGTGACGCGATGCGCTACCGCGAAATGACAGCGAAGAACAAGGAGCGTCCGAACGTGAGTAAACTGACGCAAAACACGAAACAGGTTCGCCGTCTTAGGTCTGGCAGCACGTCAACAGCAAAAGCTCGTGCGCGTCAGAAGGACACTGATCGCAAGAAAATACTCGACCGGGCACGTCAGACAGGAAAAGTTGATGACGTGGCGGCGGCAATTCTTGCACCATCTAGGGTAAAATAAGACCATGGCCGTTGATGCAAATGCCAACGAAACGTATGACCAGTCTGTAATCTATGAAGATTTGCAGGATGCTTATACGATGCTTTCCCCGGAGGAAACTCCGTTTGTTACCGCTGTGCGTACCGAGACCGCTTCAAACACTTTGTTTGAGTGGCCGGTTGTCGAACTTGCTGCGGTAAATTACGGGAACCGCGAAGCAGAAGGTGAAGAAAGCCTCGCCTCTGACGCACCGACTAACGCTCTGCGCTTGTCGAATTACACGCAAATTTCCGACAAAGTGGCGAAGGTCACTCACACGTCGCAAGCGGTCAATAGCGCCGCAATGAACGTGCAGCGAATTGCGAAACAAGTTGTGCTTAAGATGAAAGAGCTTAAGCGCGACATGGAAGGCATGGCACTCGACAATATTGCCGCAACCGCTGGCTCGTCCGGTACTGCGCGGCAATCTGCCGGGCTTCCCGCGTTCCTGCGCACTAACACTGTTTTTGAGACAGGCGGCTCTGACCCGACGCTATCTGCAACGACTGAGGGTTTCCCCAACGCCGCTGCTGGTGCTGCGTCTGAAAATGCTGGCTCGTCTGTGGTGTTTGCAGAAGCTGACCTGAACTCTGTAATCGAGCAGATTTGGACCGAAGGTGGCACGCCGTCGATCATCATGTGCAACAGTGGAAACAAGCGCCGCATCTCGTCTGCGTTTACTGGCAACTCGACTCGCTACAAAGACGCTATCGACAAGAAGTTGGTCAATTCGATTGACTTCTACGACAGCGACTTTGGGGAACTGACGGTTGTACCTAACCGCTTCATGCGGACCAATAACCCCGGAGAGGGAGAGAATGACGACAGCTTTAACGTCTTTGTGCTGGACCCGGAATACGCCGCTATCGCGTATCTCGACCCGGTGCAACAGAAGCCTCTTGCTGAAACTGGGCACGCTGTTTCGCGCCTGATTTGGTGTGAGTGGGGTCTGCAAGTTGACAACGAGAAAGCGCATGGCGTCATTCGTGACACCACGAACCTGCTGACCTAATCAGCAAACTTAGCTCTCCCCACCCAGTGGGGAGAGCGTTTTCCGTATCGACAGGAGAGCTAGATATGGCAAAATCGACCTGTAACCCGAATGTTGCCCTTCCTAAAGGCATGATGCGTTTCAAGGTGCTGGATGCGACGATCCGAGATAGTCTCGGGCAGTTTTGCGTAACTGGCGACCTTGCGGTGCTCGACAAAAAGAGCGCGCAATCGTACCTAGATCGCAACCTTATTCGGGTTGAACTGCCGGATTTCGATGATGCAGAAGAAGACGCCGATACCGATGAAAAAGTCGGAGAGGACTCGGCTCAACGCCCAGAGACTCAGACTGATACTAGCGGAAG